GAAGGATTCCACGGTAGCCTTGGAGCACGCCGGCTCGGCGGGCGATTGTGGCGACCTCGATGGCCTTCTCGGGGTCAACGCCGTACATGCGGGAATAGCGCATCGCATGTTGGCTACCCTCCGTTGTTCCCGTCACGCGGGCATACTGCTCCATGATTTGCATTGTCTGGCCGTGGCTGTAACCGAACATTAGATTCTGGCCGAGAGTGCGTTGCATTCCACCGCGAAGCAAGGCCGACATCCGCGTGTGCTGCTTCTCGAACTGGTAATAGACCGGAACCGCCGCGTCAATCGCGGCACCGGTCATGGTCGCAACGGCCGTGGTCATCTCGGCGATGGCCCCGCCTGCGGCTTGGATTGCAGTCGCGCCGATTTCACCTATGCCGGCACCGACCTCACCTCCAATCGCCGAGCCTATTCCGATACCCTTTGCGGCACCGGCGATGACTCCGGCTGGCCCAGCCGTCAGCAGGCCGACGATGGCGCCACCGAGAGCACCGAGCACACCACCGAGAATTGAACCACCCAGGGTCGCAGCCTCGCGCGTGGCGGCAGCCAATCCCATGCTTACCGCCCGGACAGCACCACCCGCCAGACCGCCGGCTGCCCCGAACACACCAGCGGCTGACCCGGATAGGGCGGCGACACCAGCCATCCCCACCCCACGGCCCATCCGCTGACCTACAGAAAAGTCCTCCCTCCTCTTTATCGCGTCCCATGCCCGCTGCCCCAAGGTGCGCTCCATCTCCCCGGATTCCTTGGTTCTCCGCTCGATTGTGCGAGATGTCGCGCCGAGAACGCCCGTGTTCTCCTCAAACATCTTTTTGCGTTCCTCAAAGGCGGCCTTATATGCTTCTGGGGCATCCTCCACTTCTTTTGGGATGTTAAAACGTATCTGGTCCCAGGTCGTTACCTTGTCTGCCTGTGTGTCAACCTTGCGCGCCAAGTTCGTAATATCACGCTTCAGGACTCCAGCCTGGACGCGCTGTTTTATAATGCTAAGGCCCTCCTTGAGCGACCGCCCACGAACGGTCGCCACGTTGGCCTCAACCTTCTCGTAATCGGTAATTAAACGCTCCACAGTTCGAGTGGCCGATTCCTGGCCGCTCGTTCCGGGAGCGTTCGCAGTCCGTGAGAAGTTTGGGGCCGCACCTCCAAATGAGGTGGGCTGCCCCAGGGTCTCACGCGCTTCAGGCGAAAGGTTGCCGCCGAATAAACTAGACGGGTCCGGGCTCATCCGGCTCCCCCTCGTCCTGCTTACGCCACGAGATAATCTCGTCTTCCTCGATTACCGGGGCGTCAACGACTCCGAAGTCCAGCCTGGGGATGTTCTCCGACCCGCCCTCCGGCTCGGGCAACTGCATCCCACACTCGGCACAGAAAACGCCGTAGACCTGCTGGTGCTTACACTCAGGGTTCAGGCAGGTCCTCGGCTTGGACCTCCATTCATTCGGCGCGCCGCACTCGTGGCAGAAGTCACCTTTGAACCAAGTCCCACATGCCTTGCAATAACAGGCCCCGAGCTTGACCTGCTCGGCGTAAAACTCGGTTATCATCTCTGTGTAGGTCGCCGTAAACTTTGGGTCGTCCCGCGTGAAGCCGTACTTGTCCCTGTACCAGTATTCGATGCTATGCGCCAGGCTCCGGGCTTCCCCCGGCATCGTCTCCCGATACCAGGCTTTCGTCGGGACGAAAGGGTTTGGCTCCCACCTCGTAGGCTTTCCAGAGGGTGATTATCCGGTCTGCCATGCGCTCCGCCGAACGGGCGTCATCCCGTTTGCAGCGGACGTTTTCGACATCTTGGAGGGCCTTCTGGTATGCGTTGGTTACATGCAGGAGTTCCGTCTGGGAAGAAAACGAGTCGTGGAAGCCCTGGCAATCCTTCGGCCAGCTCACGGCTGCCAGTTCCAGAAGCGCCTGACACTCCAAGATTGCCTCTGCTTCCCGGTCTAGGTCGGCAAGGGTTCCCCCCTCGTCACTGGCAAGCGTGGCGGCGAAGGCCACTTTGGTCACGAACTCCTCCCACCAGGAGAGAGGCCGGAAGGTGTAGGTCTTGCCGTTGACCTCGATGACGATGTTCTTGGCGTCATCCGCGACGGTCCAGCCGCCGAAGTAGGTGTCGAAGTTGCCCGGTCCGCCATCGTTCGTCTGCGGCCACTTTGTGACAGCAAACTCCAAGGTCGCCCTAATTAGGGCGATGTTCTGGTAAACGAAGTGAACATCACGAAGGCGCCCGTGCATCAACTCCGAGGCCCGCGTCTTGCGGCTCACGGTCTCCTCGCGCCACGTCAGAACGCGGGCCTCGAAGCTATTCCCCTCAAAGGTGAAAGTGAAAGTCTCGGTTTTCATGGTAATCCTGTTTTTTTTGTTTTTTCTGTCTCTTAGACTTCGCCGTTGTAGAATCCCAGGGCGAAGAAGTTCATGCTCATGCCGACCAGGCTGCCCGGTGACACGCGCATGTTCCAGCGCCCGACGCGCGCGCTCCGAACGATTCCGATGGACTTCTCCTCGCCGTAAGCCTTCTCGTTGGCGTAAAGGCCAATGTCCGTGTAACCGCTGTAGAGTACCTGTTCGCGGTCCGGGAAAATCGGCCGGCCGGTGACGGAATCCACCATGTCGTCAATCGGCTCGTTGAAGATGCGCGCCATTTCGAGGTCGGCCGTGCATCGGTAGTCCGCCGGGATGAACTCCTGCGGACCCTGCTCGCCAATCTCGGGAACTGGTTGAATCCCGAGGTCTACCGAGACATTGCAGGTCGCCCCACGGCCTATCGGTCGGCCGCCGAGCTTGAGAATCACATGCGGCGCGGCAATCGTGGGGTTTTTGCCATCCCATCGGGGCGTAATCTCCATCTCTCCTCCTTAATTTGAACTCGGAGGCTAGGAACTTACCTGTACGTTAGACAGGATGAAGTTGACCGGCCCCGGTAGGTTTAGGCTTTCGTCGTTGTACCAAGCGTCCGCGACACGGTGCATGTTGGACACCGTGAAGGCCGGAACGGGGTCGCGTTCGTCGTCCCCGTAGTCTTCGACCAGACGCCCAAGGCTCACTTGGGTTTTGAGGAAGCTGGTCAGAGTCTCAAACAGTTCTGAGGCCCCCAGTTTGCCTGTGTGAGTTCCGATGTATTGGTCCATCGTGAGGATTTGGTCACGCAGGATGTAGTCGAGGGTGCGCCGCAGCGAAATCTCCGGCGTCTGGGCGGTCTCCGTCCACTGGCCGGCGAACTGAAGCGTCGAGAGTCCCTGGACGACGCGGTAGGTGGTTCCGCCGGGTTTCTTCACGACAGCGAGAACGCCGTTGTCAATGCAGTCCTCTTGCTCGGCCTCGGTCAGCGCGTACTCCAGTTCGATGATTTTGCCGACGAGTTTCCGAGTCAGGGGCTCCATCTCGGGCAGGCCGGCTGCGACGCCGCAAACTTTCGCGGCCAGCATGTTGCTGCCGTAGTTCGTCGCCACACCCGCGTCGTTGTATGCCGTGAAGCCAGGGTAGCAATGGGCGATTCTGTCGGAGTTCAGGACCGTCGCGTTGTTTTCCACGGTCGCCAGCGCCGTTCCGTAAGCAACGCCGGTGAATCCGACCCGCCTGTAGGTGATGCAGTTCTCGTCAACAACAGCCCAGACGGCCGCCGAAGTCGAATCAACCCACTCCAACTGGACATCCTCGTTGTTCACCTGGGCCAGCGCATCCTCATAATGCGTCGTGGTCGTGACGCCCTCTATGCCGCCGGCGAGATAGGTGTAACCTACCACCTTCAGAATCGTATCCCGAGCGGTGTTGATTTCGGCGGTGACGTAATCGCTGTAGTTATTTACCCAGTCCACAACGATTGCCTGATAAGCGGTCAGGTACTTTGCAGTGAGGATGCTGATGGCCGTCTGGTCGTCAAGCGTGGTGCTCGCCAGCGTCCGCGAGGTGGTCGGCAAATACGCCCAAAGCGTGCAGGTGTAGTTCGCGTGGTCGTTGATGGCGTTTACGAGCTTCTGAATCGTGTTGTATGCCGGTGCCGTCAGGTCAATATCTAAGTTATCCTCGGTCGCGCCGGTGCAGGATGTCGTCAGGGTATTGCTGGCAATGGTCAGGGTCGCCGGGTCGCCCGCCCCCGTGTAGGTGATTGAGCAGGCGATGCCGAGGTCATCCCCGACTTCGTACACATCGTCGTTCGTGTCGTGGATGGTGAGCTTGCTGGCGTCAGCCCCGCCGTTGGTGCTCTCCTCGACTTTGTAGCGGATACCTGTCGTCAGCAATCCGTAATCCACCGAAGTCAGGTCTATCGAGTCGTCGTCCCCGGCCTCAACGAGCGTCGTCGATGACTGCGTGGCCGGGTTTACCCTCATCGCGTAAACGACAGAGGCTCCCCTTTTCTCCCCGCCGGGATAGTAGAGGTTCCGCAGTCCGTCCACGAGAGGGCCGCTGCCGAGGATGCGCTTGGCTTCCTCGTAACCCTTGACGCGGTAATATCCGACACTTGCCGGAGCCCCCTTCGTGCATTCACCGATAGCCACGATGTTGTTCACGGCACCCAGAACAACAGCCAAGCCGAACCCTGAGATAGCGTCAACTGCGGCTTGGGGGATTTTCAGCGTTCGACCACCGAAGTTTACGGCACCCATCTCTTACACCTCCAGTTGCTTGAGGATGCCGGCATATTGAGCTTTTTGCTCCTTCGTGCCGCCATCGGTGACGAGTTTTATCCACTCGGAAAGTTTAATCTCGTTGACCGGTGCCGCCCCCACGATGTCGCAAAAGCGAAGCCACTCCGCCGTTGTCTTGTTCGCGGAAAGCCAGTCAACTCCCATGATGAGCTTGAGGGCCTTTATCCGGGCCATGATTTTTGTGTTCTTGCCGTAAGTCCCGATGAACTCGCGCAAGGAGATGCGGGGTTCGGCTGAGGTGGCCGGTTCCACTTTGGCGACCGGCTCTTCCTGCTCCGCCTCTTCTTCCTCCGGCTCAACGGCAGTCTCCGGCTCTGTCGCATCGGCCATCTCTGGCTCTTGCAGATGCCCCTCTGCGGCCTTTTTCTTTCCCATGCTCACTCCTATGTTGAACTCGGCTCAACGTCGCCGAGGGCGTAAGTTAAAGTTTCCAGGCTTGTATCCCGACGGATGTAAAGCGCGTTCATCATGGTCAGCACTACGCCGCCCTCAAACTGAAACTTTCCCTCGTCCGAGGAGGTGAGAACCCGGTCGGCCTCCTGGCGAATTGACGGCATCATGTATCCGAGGGCGGTCAAAAGGCCATCTTCACTGGCGATGACCGCCACAGCCGCCGTCAGGGCAATCAACATCTTTTCGTAGGTTTCAATGTTCGGGGTGCGGACACAAATGCGAACCGACGACTGAACCCGCTGCTCGAAGAACTCGTAGAGCTTGCCCGTTTCCGGGTCTTGCGTGTATCCAGCGTGTTTGTTCAACTTGGGTTCTATCTCGCTTCCACCCGTTCGCTGCACGTAGACATTCGCATCCACCTGGTCCTGGGGCGGGAAGGCGTAAATGAGAATCGGAGCGGTCAACCCCTGGGCGGTAAAGAAGGTCGGCAGGATAGATTTGAGGGCGTGCATGGTATCAACCTTGAGGTTGAACGCATGTTTGAGCGCCGCCGTGGCCGCCAAGGTAATGCTGCCCTCAACCGCAACCGCATAATCGCGCGTTACGGCGGGCGGTGTGCCGGATAACCCGAAGGTGTAAGCCGCGATGTACCACGTATCATCCGGCCCCATCTCTTCATGGACGAGCGTAAAGCCCTCGTACTCCGGCGGGGCCTTGCGTACTCTGGCTTCCACGGGTCGGTCGTAAAGCAGAACTGCGTCCGGGTCATCCGGTCCCGAGATGTCGTCTGTCTTTTTCCCGACCACCCTGACCGCGATGAGGCTGGTACGGTCGGCCGGCAACTGCCAGCTCGCCGTAATCGCGCCACCGTCGGGGTGCGAAGCAAGGGTCAACGACCGTAGTGGATTAGGAACCGCCATACTGGTCCGTGATTCGGGTGAAGAACGCAGAAATCGCCATCGAGGTCATCATGGCCGCTTCCGGCCGGAAGGCGTCGAGCGCCCTGTGGATAAAGTGCTTTCCGGTAGTTCCTGGGTGAATCCAACTGTACGGGTCGCTTTTATCGCTCACGGCCCGGTAAGTGGCGTAACTTGCGTGATGCCCTTCTCCTTCTCGCCGCAGTCCCGCCCAAGGCGAAGATTTCCAGGTGTAGCCCTTGGCAATAGTTCCAAGGCCCCTGTAAATCTTCTGTCCCGTTGCGGCCTTCCACTGCGCCTTGTTCGCCCTCGCCAGCCGTTGAATGTTCAGTGACGACCGCTGCCCCCAGGGCGTCATCGGGCTGATTGAACTGCCATCCGCTCCCTGCGCTGCCCTTTTTATCTCGGTCGGCATCCTCGGTGTGTAGGCGCCTCCCGTAAGACCTGTTCCCGTTCCCGCCGTTGATTCCGTACCATGCCGGAACCGGATTATGTTGTACCGGCCCCCATCCTTCGCGGTTCTTGCCTTTGGTCCCGCCAGAAGTCCAGGCTTCATGTCGAAGGGATTTGAGCCGAACTCCAAGGCCCTGACAGCCGCCCCCTTTATTATTAAATAACCGATGAAAGGTTCTGCGGGGTCATATTCCGTCTCCGCGTTCTGAATGGCTTCGATGACGGTTCCAGATGATTTTATTCCGCTCTGACCAAGCGATTCGATGATGTGTCCCCTCAACCGGTCCAGCATGGCCGGCATGAGTTCCGTTATCTCCGGCACATCCTCGCCGGTTCGCCGGACGATTTGCATTCCGAGATTGACCGCGCTTTTTAGCGCGCCCAACTCAACTATTAGGTCGAGGTTTCCTTGAGCGTCCATCAGCTAAACTTTCCAATCAGGGCCGTCAATAGAGCCGTTACCAAGGCGCTCGCAGACACGATGAATGCAACCCAGATTTTCACCCGGTCGCTTTTGCGTCGGCCAAAACTCAACACGAGGTCTGCCATATCCTTTTTTAAGCCCTCAAGAGTTCCGTCCAGTTTTCCGCGCCATTCAGCGCGAAACAGACGGTCATCGTTGTAGCTTTTCCAAAGTTCCTCCACGTTTTCCTCCGCTTTATCTGCACGACCCTCAAGATGTGAAACGCGAACCTTTATAGACCCACCGTTTCCCTCGCTTGCATCGGTCATCTCAACTCCAGCCTTCTAAGCCCAAGACGCCGGGGAAGCGTGACGCCCTTGGAGGTCCGGGTGAACGGAAGGTCGCTGAAGACCACGTAAACCGGGTTGTATTTGTAGGTGACGGTGTAGTTAGAACCCTCCAACGGCTCGCCTTCCTCGTGAAGCCAGGTTATCTCATTCCCCGAGACCGTATAGTCCGTGCCCTCAACATAAGTCGTCGCTCCCTGCACGATAGAATCCACCGAGACGACGTGAGGCTCACGGAGAACGTCCTTTTCGGCGGAACCCCTGGCTATTACCTCCTCGCGGGTTTCGCGCCTCAGATTCAATTTGAGGCGGTCTCCCGGCTTTACAATTTCGAGGTAAGTGTTGTCTGTTGCCACGGTCGCCACGAGGTCGCCAGCCTCCAAAATCCCCGCCTCCACAAACTTTAAGTGGCTCTTGACGCCCGTAATCAGGAAGGTCGTCTCCGCTCCCGTGCCGATGGCGAAGCCGGTGCCGAAGCAGTAGGGGCAAGCCGGGCTCGGATGTCCATGCGCCACGCAGTCACAGGCTCGGCCGGGATAGAACGTAATGGTCTCCCCCCGCACGTTGATGAACGAGTCAAGCCGTTCTACGTTGTGGCTGGGGTGAAAGAAAACCATTAAAGAATCGCCATTTCTATCGGGAAGTAGCGGAACCTGCATTGCTCTATCAGTTCATCCAGTAGCTTTTTGTGCATGTCTATGATGCGCTCGAACCCGCCGGTGGAAACCGACTCGCTCACACCGTCAACCGATGTGCTGTAGCTGGAGGCAAAGTTTTCATTCGCGCCCGGACTCAGGTTGACCAGAATCTCCATCGCGGTCTTGCGGCCGATGAGGTCCACAATCTCGGTCGGAATCTTGTCAACCGTTTCCCAGCCGACCTGGTAGTCAATTTGGAAACAGTTTGGAAGAGTATTGAGTAGCCGGTCGTCGTGGCTTCCGCCAAAGATGAATGGGAACGGCGTCACACCGCCCGTCTCGGCAAAGGCCATGCCGACGTTAAAGAAGAACGGGGCAATCTGAACGCCGCCCATCTGCTTCTTGAGCCGAAGTTGGTTGGAGTCCGCCGTATAGATTACGGTGTTATCGTAAGGGTTGAGCAACTTCAACGAGTTGATGGCAAGAATCGGCTGGTATCGAAGCTGAATGAAAAACCAGCCTTGAACCTCTCGCGGTTCGAGGTCGTAGGGCTCGTCCATCTTATCGTATGCGCCAGAAAAGATTGAATCGTCGGTTATGACGCGCCCGGAAACCAACAACGTATGGAACTGCGCTTCTATAAAGGACTCCGCCGATTGGATGAAAAACTCAATGTCCTCATTTTCGAGCACGGAAGTCACATTGGGTATGGCGGACAAATACCGAGAGCGGATGATGTCTGCTGTAAGGCCGCTTTTTAGTGTCATGTCAGCCCTTATGCTGTGAGGGGGGCGGAAGGCGCCCCCCGCCACTTTCGGTTTCAGCGGCTACCGACGGCCTGCTAGGCCGGCGGGTCCGACTCTCGCTGCGGAATCGGGTCGAGGATGACAAGGATTTGGTAGTCTGTGCCTAGCGCATCCCCCGCCAGGTAAACGGATTCCACCGCTACCGGCAGGTCGAGCCGGTCCGACCCCTGGGCGAGCGTGAAGTAGGTCGTTCCACCATCGAAGCTCACGGTCAGGTCGTGCGTCGAATCAGAGTTGTAGACGTAGATGTGCGAACTTCGCCTGGTGAAAGAAACCTCGGCCGGCGTGTCGGTAATTGTCCCGTTGAAGTGCTCGACATCCGACGCCCCAACATCAATCACGCGAAGTGCTCCGCGCTGGATAGCGTCATACTGCTGTCTTTTGATGTCGGGCGATGAGCCGCCGTGGAAATCCTCGTCATCGGCCCGCTTGAATACCGGGGGGTTGAGTCCCATGTTTACTCCGCCCAGTTACCGACGATTTTCACGTCAATCGTTTCCGTCGCGCCGTCTCCGTGTGCGAAAGTGAACCCCGTTGTCGCCTTGGATGAGACGACGTTAGCTTCCGCCAGGCCAATGACCAAGAAGTCGGTGTCCAGCATGTCGGGCAAATCAAGGGTGTCGAACAGAATGTCGGTTGAAGTTCCGGCTCCATCGCAGGTCAACGTGACGGCCTTCTCCATGTTGAGTTTCAGGGCCATCGCGTACAGGTCGTCCGTGAGCTTCGTGCCGTCCTCCTGCGGGCCGGTCGCAAGCGTCCGCCCGACAATCGCGGCAAACCGCTCCACGGGGATTTGCGTGTTGAAAGCCAATTACGGCCTCCTCTCTGTGTAAAGTTTAGGAGACCTACTCGTCCCAGTTGCCGATGATAGCTACGTCGAACTTCGCGGTCGCACTGGAAGTGTGAGCGAAGGTGAAGCCGGTCGTCGCTTTCGAGGAAATCGTGGCGACTGCGGCTCCCCCAACCACGAAGAAGTCGGTGTCCAGCATGTCGGGCAGGTCAAGGTCTGCGAATAAAACCGCCGTCGTGGTCCCCGAACCGCCGCACTCCAGTTCGACGCACTTTATCATGTTCAGCTTGAGGGTGGTCACGCGACCGGCGGAGCCGAGCACGCCGCCGCCTTCGACAACACCCTCGGCGACCACATCGGCCACCTGGGCGTCCCGTGCGGTCGTGGGCGGGATTTGCGCGTTGAAGTCCATTTATCCTCCCGGAAGAAAGTGTTGAGCTGTCCCTATGACAGCATTTCCTTTGCGGTTGCGACCAGTTTTTCCGCGAAAGTTTCGCTCAGGTCGCAGTCTTGAACCAGCACGTTCACTTGGGCCTCCGCCAGTTCCGCTATGGAACAGAACCCGGCGTCGCGTAGCTTCTGAGCGATTTTCGGGCCTACACCGTGAAGTTGGGTCAATTCGTCCTCGACCCCGCCCTCCACTTTGGCACCAGCAACCTTTGGTCCCTTGCCTTCCTGTGGCTTTGCGCCCTTCTGTGTTTGTTCCATCCGTGTGTAGAGCGAACCCTGAAGAAGCGCACAAGCCACGACCTCGGGCACGGATACCGTGCAGATGCCGGGTTCATCGCTTGCCTCGAAGGTGACGAGATACTGTTTCTCAGCCCCTTCCTCTTTGTAGGTAACGAGCGTCGTTTCGTCCGGCTTCTTGTTTCGGACCCTTAACCTTGTCATGTTTTGTCCTTTCGGTTCCTATCCCCGGCCCGGTTACAAGGCCGGGCCGGGGTTTTCACTCAAGGTTAGGTGAGCCCGAGCCACGCGGCGTCGTAGGGGGTGTTCTTGAACTCGATGTTCCTGGTGGGATATTTCACTATGGGCGTACCCATCAGCATCTCCAGGAACGGAATCACGGCCGACGCAGCCGGATAGAGGTTGAACTTGGAAATCGGGATGTATTGCCCGAACTCCAAGCTCTGCTCACCCGGGGTCATCGAGAACATGAACGCGCTGATGCAGCCGGGGCGGTACTGGTTGATGTCAACGTAGGTGGTGGTCCCGCCGGCTGTCTTGGCGACGCGGGTGACGAAGCGCATGTCGGCGGCCGTTGCCGTCCCGTCGGTCTTCGACCGGTAGATGATGTAGCCAGTCTCGGAGTCTTCGGCACTCGCCACGATGGCGAGGCTTACGTGCTGGCCGGCGGTGACGGTGATGGATGCGGACGCGGTGGACGTGGAGTATCCCCGGTGATTGTAGGACTCGACGCGGTAGTAGTAGTCACCGGCCGGGATGTCCCCATCGCTTCCGCCCGGTGTCCCCGTGACTGACGTGGGCGGCGCCGGGTTCGTGGTTTTGTCGCCAGCCGGGGCGCCGGTCTCGGAGCGGCAGAACGGACGCAGGTGCAGGTCGTACTTGACTTTGACCGCCCCGAAGGCCGTCTGAATCGCGCTCACGTCCGAGCCCAGAACCATATACTGCGGGTTGTTGTCCACGGTCCAACGGACGGCCGGGTCGAGGTAGCGGTTCATCAGGCTCTTCGTGGTGAGGCAGACCGCCATGTCGGTCGGCTTGCCGAAGGCGCCCCAGGAGGAGATGACCTGCGAGGCTTCCCGAATCTTGTCAATCGTGGGATAGTCGCCCTCGCAGTCTATGATGTTGTTGGGCGCGCGGCTTGCCATCACCGAATGGAGACCGTTGAACTCGTAGTCGTTTATCGCCTCATCGGCGAAATAGAGCCCACGGCTCACTTCGGTCAGGATTTCCAGAATCCCGTTGGCCTCTTCCTCGGCTACGGCTTGGATGTTGCCGACGTTGGACTCGATGCTCTTGACGTAGGTAACGTCGCGCCTCGTGCTCATCATCTTGGCGACGGCGTTCTTGAGTCCGTAGGTGCCGGACGATTGCTGCGCGAGAGCGTCCTGGCCGGTGAAGAGTCCCTGTTTGGAACCCACACCGGTTTGCTCCGGCCAGTAGGTGATGATGTTCTTCATCGGAATCTTCTGGATGCCGTCCCACATCCAGAAGTGGTCTTTCTTTCTCTGGACAACCCGCGCCATGTTGGCCGAGATGTCCACTGTGGCGAACGCCTGGCCGCCAGCCAGAGTCGAAAGGTCGGTTTCCGCGCCGGCGTAAAGGGCCTTCGCCAAAGTTTGCAGGGACTCCGCGTCTTCCATGTCGAGACCCGGAAAGAGTCCCCCGAGGGCGTCATACCCGTGAGGCATTGCCCCTCCTCTCAAAGTTCATGTGTTGAAGATTCAAACCCATGCCCGCCCTACTTCGGGTCCGCTTGCCCTTTGGCATCGCGGTGCATCTGGACGAGTACGGGAGCAACGGTTTTAACGAACTCAGCCTTGTCCTCACGGTAGAGGGCGGAGGCCCCGAGGTCCGTCAGGCCAGCAGGCAACAGGCCCTTGGCGAAGGCTTGGTCAATGGCCGCCTCGCGTTGCTTGTCGTCGCCGATGAAGGAGACCTCGACAATGGCCTTCGTAATTTCCTCGGGCAAACCGGTGGGGGGATTAACCTGCCCGCCGATTCGGCCGGTATCTTGCCCCCCTCTCGGCTTGAGCCCCTGTGCGTCGGCGAGGTTGGCAATCTGCCTCATGCCCGGAGAGACCGTCTCGCAGAGGCTTTTCAGCAGCCGGCCCATGACGACTTGGTTCTGCATGATTTTCTTGAGGCGAGGGTCGGGCCTGACCCGGAGACCCTTTTCCATACGGGCCTCGGCAATGCCGCCCGTTGACGAACTGGAATTCCAACCACCCATCTCCTTTTTTACCTTGGAACGCTTCTTTTTCTTTTTTCCCTCTTCCTCTTCCTCCTCCTCTTCACCCTCGCCCTCTTCGCCGAGGTCGAAGTCTTCGTCCTCGTCGTCTCCCTCGCCCCAGGTGTCCTCATGGCTGACGCCCTTCAGGAAACCGTCGGGGTCGAAGTCGTCCAGATGCTCCTCAAGCTCCTCGGTGCTGCGGTCTATGTCCTCGTTCAGCTCGTCAAGGCTCTTGAACAAGTCCTGCTCGAGCTCCGAGAGACCGTCGTTTTTCTCAGGCATTATCCCTACCTTTCGCGCCTGTGGTCGGGTTGTAAGCCAGCCAAAGCGTCTTACACGCCGATTTGGCCTTCTCACCACCCAAACCTAAGTAGCGGGTGACGTAAGTTACGATGTCCTTCTTTTGCAGCCCCTTCTTGAATGCGCCGCTCTCGTCGCACCAGGAGCCGCAGTCCTTGGCAATAATCCGCGCGGGCTCATCGTGTTCCTCGACACCGGACAATGCCTGGCCCCCCTTCACCTGGGCTAAATCGGTTTCCGCAGATGAAGAAAGGGCCTTGAGAAAAGCGGAGAAGCTGTCTGTGGCTGAAATGTTTGTGTCCGAGTTTACCGGACTTGGAGTTACCGCGAGTGAGGTCCAGATGATTTTTGTAGTGTAGACACCATTCTCCTTCTGGAAGGTCTTGATGCGCTTGCCCGCGATAGAGGCTCTGAACCGCTTGGGTGGATTGCAGTGCAGCCCATCCCAGAGGTCGTCCGCGAGCTTGTCGCCCTGGTGCAAGACCGCCCTCACGTAGGCATCGTTCCCCCGGAACTTTAATTCCAGAGGGTATCCGATGATGTCCTTCGGGTCGGGAACGTCCTTGTTGCGTTCCCCCGCGTGATGGTAGTCAAGGAAGCCGTTTTGAAGGAAGTAATCGGACGATTCCCTTAAAGCGTTCGTGGCGATAGTCTCTTCCTGGAGGTCCGGTTTCTCGGTATGCGCGTGCAAATAAATAACACGCTGGCCGTCCTCGGCGATGGCCTTTTCGATGTTCAGCTCGAATCTTACGACCTCGGACTGTTCCATTTGGTCCCCCGAGACGTTTTTTAGTTTAACGGAAATCGAAAATCTGTCAATTTAATTGGATTTCTCAACCGAAAGTGGGCCACCGGTATAAACAAGGGCGGCGTCCTCGCGGTCCCAATCCTGTTCCTTACCTTTGTTTACACTCATCACCATCTGCCCGCCGACCGAGTGGGCGTATATCTTCAGCTTCACGGCACCTGGCAGCGTATCAATTACATTGCTGATGATGAACGGCTTTTTCGCCGCCTGTCCGTCTACCTCACGTCCGGTTCCGACCTTCGCCGCCTGCACCAGAGCCCGCATGAGCGCCTTGGCCTGTAGGTCCGATTCCGGTTTGAACCCAAGGCAAAACATGTATCGCCGACCGACGGGCGCCTTGGCTTCTCCGGCCTCGACCTCCTCATTGATGTGGCCTTTCGCACCCTTGATTGTCATGGCAATCGGCTCGACCATGTAGGGAACCGCGCCGATTCGAGACAGAACACGTTGCAGGATGTTTTCGCCATGCCTGTCGTATTCCGCCCGTATCATGTAGGCGACCGTCGGGTCTTCCGAGAAGAGCGCGGATACCAGGTCTGCCTTGGCTATGATGTAGTCGTTGACGCCTTCCGCGATGAGATTATCCCCGAACTTCTCCGCCTTGTGGGACACGAAGCTCTCGTACTTGCGCCGCTGGACAGCGACAACATGGTCCTGGAACTCTTTCACGTACTCCTCGGGGTCAACCTGGGGCTTCCCGGGCTCCCCTTCGTCGGTCTCCTCCTGGCTCGGCTCTTCTTCTTCCCCTACGTCCTCCTCTTTGTTCGGTTCGTCGTCCTCAACGGCCTTGGTCGCCTGTATCGGCGGAACCGCGTTGCCGGTTTGGGGCGGCACCTGTCCGGCCGGTTGTCCCCCCTGCTGGGGAGGGGCCTGCACCGGCGGCGGCGCCGGTTCCTTCAGGCCGCGCCCGTCACCGTAGCGGTCATTCAGTGCCTTGAGGTCCTTCAGGACACGCTGGACAGCTTGGAAGCGCGGGTCATCCGGGGTCATGCCCTTGGCCCTCGCCTTGATTTTTCTGGCGGCCTTCCGGTAGTCAATCTTCTCGAACCCGGCCCAGCCATTCGCCGTCTTCTTCAGGCCCTGATGAATCAGTGCGCTCATCACCATTCCGGCGGCCTTCTTAACGTAATGGGCCGCGTCGGGCTGACCTCCGCCCCCGCCCTCGGCTCCGGCCGGCCGCTTCCCTGCGGCCTGCTTTTTGCGCGCGGCCATGCCCCGCCGCTCAAACTCGCGGACCTGGGCGGTTTTGCCACTTTTCGTCTTCCGGCGGTATCCCTTGACTCTCATTGAAACCTCACCGTTTGATGAAACTCAAGGCTGCGGCCGTTCCGGGTGCGTCTCCTGTGGCTTCGGATTCCCTTTTCTACGCTTCCGCCGCATGTCACACGGGCAAGCGTTGAAACCCGCCGGGCCTCTTTTTGCATCGCATCCATCAGTTCAATGAAAGGCCGGCACTTCCCGCGCGTCACCTCGGGCAGAATCGCAACGCCGTCTTCGTCCATGACTTCGCCGAAGAAATGGGCCATCTCCCGCTCGAATCGCTCAATCGCATCCCGCTCATGTTTGACGGCGTTCGCGCCCTTGTTCTCCTTGGCCCTCTCAATCTCGGCCTTGTTCATGGCACCGGCTTCGCCGAGCCCGAACATGCCCTGTTCGCGGGCCGCTTTGAAACGCGCCGCCTGGGCCTTGACCTCCCCAATCGTCATCTGCCGCGTCTGTATCATCTTCCAGAGTGCCTTTTGCTCTGGCGGGTCCAGCCGGGAGATGACGTAAAGTTTAGCGTCCAAGCCCCGGCCGATGACCTCCCGCGTGCCCGGGTCTTCGGAATGGAGCAGCTTGCGCGCGTGCTCTCTTATCTCCGGGTCGAGCTTGGTGTGGAGGGCAATGTAGTTTTCCAGGGCCGACCGCTTCCTCGCCGGGTCAAAACCCAAGCTCTCGGCGAGCTGGGTGATTTTCTCCGCGTCCGTGCCCTTGAAGGTGGAATACATCCGAAACATGCCGGCGGCGGTCTCGATTACGTCCATCTCCGTGCGCCCGTAGTTCTCCATGAATTGCAGCCGCACCCGCTCGTCTTCGTTGAGGTCGTCCCGGACGATGGCCTGCACCTCGCCCGGGCCGACGCCCTTGGCCTGCTTGCCCTTGTCCTGAAGGTATTTATGCGCCCGCCAGCGCCGCTCCCCGGCGATTATCTGGTACTTGCCCGGCTGACCGGGGACGCTCCGAACCACGATGGGATGGATGAGCCCTTCGGCGGCGATGCTCTCCGCCAAACTTTCGATGCCTTCCTTGTCAAAGGTTTTGCGCGGCTGGTCGGGGTCCGGGGCGATGTCGTTGACCTTGAGCGGCTGAACCCGGTCGCGTTCGAGAAGACCAAGCTGCGGCGTCGGCCTCTCCTCCGGCTTGTGCCGTTTCGTCGTGAGGAGATGCTGATGTACCGCGACGGACCGGCCGCGCGCGGTTCGCCTGACATGAGAGTGGCGGGTGGTTTTAGGCATGTTTGCCTATTCATCCTTTACGAATAGCACCTGTGGGCTTTTAGCCATAACCACGAACTGAACTGTTTCCTTGTCACTTCTTGCAAACCCCTCACCTGGTTCAATTTGGCTTTCACCGTTGATGGTTCGCAGCGTCCTTATTTCAAGCCCATCATCTCGGCTTTCTTTTTTTAGGTAAGCCCTTGCCTCCTCTGACGTATTAAAGACGGCGCAGGGTATCTTGGTCGTCAAGTGCCTTATTCCGGCCCCTATTACCGACCGTGTTTTTGACCGCCGCGTCTCCATCTGATGTTCGCGGACGTTCTCGACCTTACCACCCTTGGTCCGGCGGACATGGGCTTTACGCCTTACCTTCGCCACTTTGGGCCTCCTTCTTTCCCCGAATCCGGCGCCGGCTGCGCTCCATGTGCTGCCGCTCCCGCTCATTCGGGTTGATGTTGTGCTTCAGTTCCATCATTTCCTTGTACGTGCGGCCGGCCAGGTCGTGAGCCTTCAGGTAATCACGGCAAAGTTTGAGGGCCTTGACTTCGAGGGTTTCCAGCTCGGGCGGGAACTTCTCCTTGGCCTCTTCACCCTGGCCCCGCTCGTACTTCTTGCGCTTCGTGCGCGCCCGGGCGATGATGGAGGCGGCGAACGGGATGTCCAAACCGTCCAGGTCCTCGGGGTAGAACTTCTGGAACCCCTGGGCGAGCCTTTTCACGGCGGCATCGGCGAGGTCGTAGGTCTTCTCCATCTCGCCCTCAAGCTCGTCGTACTCGCGCTGGAGGTCCGGCATGAGTTCCTTCCCCATCGCCATCAGCTTCGCGTACTCGGCTTCGAGCGCGCGGCCCTCGGGGATGTCGCGGAGCTTGGCCGGGAAGTCCGGTCTGTCTTCGGCCTTGGCCTCTTTAAGTCCTTCTGGCATGGCTTACGCCCTTAAACATATCCGGGTCATCCGGGTTGAAAGTGCCCTCGTTCAAGGTTGACTTCACCTGCTCGGGCTCGAAGGCTATCCAAACTTTGTGGTCCTTCGTGCCGATGTTCCAACCGCCGGTGTGCGTGATGCCGTCGTAGCCTTTCGACTTGATGTAGTTCGTATAGAGATTTGCTCCACGGTCGCTGCTTCCCCAGTCGGACAGCATTCGGAAAAGCATCTGGCGGGTCAGGACACCGCTTTTACCGCCGGGCTTGAATTGCTTTAATGGAGTTTTCTCATGTTTCCCCGCCGCCGGGTTCCAGGTGCCTTCGTAGTATTTATTTAATATCTCCCATACCTTGCGAACCGTTTCCACATCAGAGAGTCCACCGCGGCCCTCACTTACGCCATATTTATTCATCATTTTATCGCGGCGGCCAGAACTAATCATCCATTTTTCAAACTCTTTTAGGCCCTTAGACGTAACATTATCCCAGAGGTGCTTCAGATAAAACTCATTGTAATCCTTTCCAGTCTCCAAGCCAGTTTTTAAGATTTCATCAATTTCCTTGTCATCCACAACTTCGTCAAGATTATAGGGATTGCGAATGTTAAGAAACACAGTATAAATAGCGCCTAAATATGGTTTTTGCCCCTCTGCAATAAAATAGTTTTCCATGTCTATTGCATCCCTTACCTTTTGGCTCGCTAACGCATATATCCTGTTTGTATTGCCAAACTCATCCATCCAACGGTCTTTTTTGGCATCGTTGGTGAAATCATTTATCCTAAGCTGAAGCCAATCCAAATCCTTTTTTTCTATTCTACCTTTCGCAAGCGCGCCTTCACCTCGCCTTTTTAGTTCTGCTGCTATTTCTTTTATCTTTTCTGCGTCACGCAAAGATTTTATTCTCGGTTTAGGTGTTCCAGATGAGTGCTTTATTTTTAAGTAATTCTCCGCGTAACCTTTAGCGACTTCAAAGTCGGACGTAAAATAGAGTCCTGGCCCAAAAAAGTTACCTGACTTGCCCTTCTCCGGGTCGAACCAAGTAAAGCCTTTCTTCTGTGGTGTCCCATGATAAACCACAGATGGCACGACAATCTCCCTCTGCTCCTTGGGTTTCCTCATTTCGTCAACGACATGAGATGCGCTTCGAGTCGCCGATTCCCAATCGCCGAACCAAGCCTTGAACGTACCAGAATGAATTATTTTATTTAATGCGCGCTGGGTCAAATTGCCTTTGACTGTAACTCGGCGCTGCAAGCGTTTTGTGGCGGCGTTAATTCTCTTAACATTCTTCTTTTTCCACTTTTCATCCTTTAGTCCTTGGGCAAATCCCTCCTGAACGTATTTAAGCACAAACTTACCCTGCCCCTGGTATTCACGTAACGTATTAACAAGCCTCTCACCTAGCAGCGTCTTGTAAACGAAAAGGTTCTTGGATTCTTGTGTTGTGAGATTGGCAGCAAAGGCACCGTACTTACCGCCTTTTGCCGCTATTTGCTTAAACCAATTCGAGAGATTATTCAGAACTTCTTGAAATGAATTGCCCTTCAATTCAAGGTCCGAGCCTTTTTCCTTTAGAATATCGAAATTATCTCTGGCTTCGTCCTGCCCCATCACCCAGTAATATGCCTTCATCGCATCGGCATAAGCGTATGGGTTCGGCGTGTTCCCGAAGATGTCCCGGCCGCGCGAAACTTTAACTACCGGCGCGGGTGCCTCAACCGGCGGGGCAACTTTTCTGGTCCGGCGAACATGGGCGGGCTTCCGTTGTGCCTTGACCTGGGCCTTGGCTTCCGTTGGGCGCCGTCTGCGACTGACCCCACGCCGTCTCTTGGGCTTCGGCGCCTCGGTCAAAAGAAGCTGGCTCGGGTTCTCCTCGGCCTCTTCGCCCAGCTTCGCGTGAAGGTCGTCCTTGCGCTCGTGCTCACGCACGATGGCCGTTCCGCCCTTCTTCGTTCTGCGCCTGTAGGTTCTAACGCGCGTCATGCGTTACCCAACCATCTCGTGCGTGGCCTGTTTCGTCTCAAGGCGCTGTCGAGCCATCACGGCCGATGGCGCCTTGGCGTGGAGTCTAATTACGTCCACATCATGCTTGACGTTTTTCCGGTAGGCGCGGTGCCACTTCTGAATCTCGTCGGATGCCGTCTGGCTCTCGTGGTAGAAGCAAACCGCCGTGGCCCCCTGCATGTTGAGCCCCGTTCCCATCATCGAGGTGGCGATGAGCACCCTGGCGCTTTTGTCCTTGTTGAACTTCTGCGCGAGCGTGCGCGTGGCCTTCGGCGTCTGGCCCCTTTTATTCGTCAAGATGTTGGCCTTGCCATAACCAAACCGCTCCTTCAGCATGTCCATGATGGGCTTCATGGTGTCGTAGTGGTCGGTGAAAATGATGATTTTCGGGTTCTGGCCCTTGGCCTCCCGCTCTTTGATGTGGGCTTCCCACTGGTCGCCGAGGGCCTGCGTTACGGCATTTTCCTTGGCCGGTGCCTTATAAAGTGCCGCACTGTTCGCGGCATCCCGGGCGAAAGCCCAGCCTGCCTTCTTTCTCGTGGACATGCCCGGGGCGTAGATGTCCTCGGACTTCCTGTAAAGTGCCTTCTGCTCGTCGGTCGGCTCGACCTCGACTTCCTTTTCCAGTTTCTGATAGCCTTCCAGTTTCTCCGGCCCCATCTTCTCGGTGTAAACCCGGTCGTCAATGTAGGCCCGCAAGGCGGCGGCGCTCTCCTCTCGCATGATGGAGCCCGAGGTCGGCGTCCTGCCGAACTGCGACATGAACTCACTTTTGTCCGGGAACTTGGCCGGGTCAAGGATGTTGAGGTGATACCACAGTTCGCTCAGGTCGTTCGGAACCGGCGTACCGGTCATTTCCAGCAGGTACTCCGGTTTCGCGGCCAAGTCGGCATACGCATCACTCATGGCCGACTTTTCGGCGCCGATACGCTGCTTGACCAAGTGGGCTTCGTCCAGGACGACGCATTTGAACCCTGCGGCGTCAATCTTATCCTTGTAGGGCGCGAGCTTGTCCCGTGAGGTGATGACGATTTGGTTGTTTTTATCGCCCCAGTCGAATCCCTTGGCCGAACCCTTCTCGCCCACGTAGGAGACATTGAGGTCACTGAACTTCCGCACCTCGTCCGCAAACTGCGCCTGGACGGATGCTGGCATGACGACCAAGGCGCGCTCAAACTTCTTCGTGCTGATTCCCTCGGCGATTGTCCCCAGCGCCGTCAGTGTTTTGCCAAGGCCGGCCTCAAAGTTTAGGAAGGCCCGCTTCTGTTTCAGGGCGAACCGGATGCCGGACTGCTGCTCCGGGAAGAGTTCGACCTTGCGAAGATTGCCGTTGTCGTCCTTGATGAAGTCCTTTATCCCGGCCGGCCTCCACCCCTCGACGTTCCGCTCGCCCTTCTTGATGGCCTGGACTTCAGGGTCAAGAGCACTCTGTGAACGGTAGCGGTAAACCTTGTCCCACTGTGCGCGCGGAATCTCGAACTCGCCCGAAACGGTGGTCGGGTCTTTTATGAGCACGTCATCCGGCTTGAGCCCGAGCATCCGCAGCTTCCGTTTCAGGTTTTCACGGCTGGCATACTGGATTACAACGCTCTCCGGGATTTTCTTGTTCGTGAGCGCCCAGTTGACGCTCGCCATCGCCTCCAGACTCCCCAAGGCGTTGCCCAAGATACGGATGCCCTTGTTTATCTGCCCGGCAGCGTAACCCGACCCCCGACGAGCCTCCGTCATCGCGGTCGGACCCTTGGACTGCCGCCTGAAATCTGCGGCAATTCTGGCGTACTCCTGTGCCTTCGAGAGCGCCTTTTTCGCCCTCACCTTGGCCTCACCCATTGCAAACTCCGTTAGGCCCTCCTGGGCCGTCTCAGAGCGTCCCTCGCGTTCCAGGTAATGAGCTGCGAATAGCGCGGAGTTCTGGAGCCCGAGAGCCCGGATGGAATCCTCGTCAAGTATCTGGCCGCCCGCGTACTTCGCGGTGATGGCATGGACACCCTCGGAGGCACCATTCATCATGTAGGACGCCAGCTTGCGTTGGGAACGGGTGTGAAGCGCGCCCTCGCCCTCGGATTCTGCAATCAGGGCGCGGTTGACGTTTACACTGGCTTCCTCCTCCGCTTCCTCCAAGGCGAGCTGCTGAACCTGCTCACGGGTGAGTTCGGTTGCCGGCACGTCCCAGGCCCCGATGCTGGTCCCCTCCATGACGTTCTCGGCTGACTTCTCCTCGCGGGTCTTCGCGGACTTCAGCCTCCGGCGCTCAAGCTCAAGCCTGTATAACTCCTCGGCCAGTTCCGGGTCTTTATCGAAGGTGTCCCGGAGCGCCTGACGCTTCTCCTCGTCCTCGGGGCTCAAGGCGGCGGCAATCCGGTCCTGGAGGTTTTTTGTGTCCCCGAAGATGTCCGCCGCCCTGTCCGTTCCCATCTTCTCGGCAAGCACGTCGCGGGCGGCCTCTACTGCCAGTTCCCGGTCCTTCCGCGCCTCTTTTCGGATGTCCTTGACCTTCTCATTTTCCTTTTGATTGGCATACGCCTCAACATCACGCTCGCCTTTGATGCCCTTCTCCTTAGCTTCCTTTTTCCATTGATTCTGAAGGGCCGCAGAGATTGAGATTTTTTCCGCCTCCGGCGCTTCCAGACCGCTCCGCTCGAAGACCTCCTTGGCCTTCTCCCGCAGGTTTTTCTCGGCTGTTTGGATATGCTGGACGTGCTCACCCATGCGAATGTCGAAGGCTTCGCGCTCCGCCGGGGTCATCTCCGCGAGCTTCTTTTTCCGTTCCTCGGCCTGTTGCTTGGCCTTGGTCTTCGCCGTCTCCCGGTACTCCTCCGGCGACTTAATCGAGGTCAACCGGAGGTGGTTGAGCTTGCCTCCGGCACCGCCGATGACCGAGTATGACCCGTCCTTGCGCTGCTTTATCAGGACGTGGACGCCTGTGGCGCTGGGGTCGCCGCCCGGGTGAACGGTAATCCACCGCTCGCCCTCTTCTGCCGTGACCGCCTTGAACGCCTTGCTTCGCAGTTCATCCCTGAGCGATGAGAAGAGCGCCTTCGTGAACCGGGCGTGCGAGGTGCCCTGGGCGTCCAAACTTTCGCAGATGGACTTCCAGATGGGCCGGGACGCCAGCACCGGATAGGTGAGGGCTCGGATTTCCTCCCCCTCGAACATCCAGAGCACCGTCGGCTCGGTCCGGCCTTTGATTTCCAACTCTGCGTAGAACTGAATCATCGGCTCATCCTCTGCTTATTTCGGTATTTTGCAATCGCTTCATTCCTTATTTTTAATTTCTCAGCATACTCTTTTAGTTCCGGGTAGTCGTTTAATACTCTATCTGGAACCGTTAATCCTCTGTTTAGAGCTTCCATTACTTGCTCTTTATGGCGAGAAAAACCGCCAGTAACTGTTACATTTGTCCTCGTTGTTCCGAATGCGTTTTCATACTCTTTTCGCGTCATCTGATAAGGTTCTTTATCTCCCGTATTTAGTTGATGCTCCCGGACACGTTCGATTTTACCGGTCTTGGTCCGGCGGACGTGAGACCGACGCCTCGTGGTTCCCATCTTAAACCCCTACGGTCTGCGGGCTCTCGGCCCCGCGTTCGGAATCCGGCGTTACGTCAATTCCAATCAGCCAACTCGGCTTGTTCGGGGATGCCATAATCTCGGCCTCGCTCATCGGCAGCCTCGGCCCGGGCGGCCCGTACATGGGGTTGTGTTTAATGAATACGTGCCGGCAGTGCGGGTGCCCAGGGCAACACGGCCACCACAGTTCATCCGCTTCTCTCATTCGGCCGCCCCGCTCCCGAGCCGAGAGGTAGCGCCCCACGTTCGTCTTGCCGACCCAGACGGCCCGCTCCGCGTAATGGTCGCCCTCGATGTGGTCGTCGGCCATCGCGTCGGTCACGACCCGGAAGACCTTGTGTTCGAGGTTCGCCGCGCACCAGCGGCAGGCGCCGGCGACTTGGGGGCATGTCACGTATCCGCCTTCACCGACCCGAAGAAGATACGCATTATTGCTATTCATGGCCGTTTCGGTGAGTGCGATGCGTCGCCAATCCCGCTGCAAGGCCCCGAAGTTGTGGTAAAGCTCCCGTTCCAGAAGGTTCGGCCCCCACTGATTCAATTCGGCCTGGTAGATAAGTTTTCGCATCCCCGCCCGGGCGTCCTCACTGATGCCAGTGATTTCGTCGGCGGCGAGGTCGGCCGCGACCTGGAGCCGACTGAAACTTTCCTTCCCATGCCAGGTGTCCTTTTTACGGATGATGCGAGCGAGTTCCTGAACGGTCTCGGGCCACGAGGTCGGCTTGCCGAAGTCCGGGACGGCACCCTTTTCCTCTCCCTCAGCCGCGCGGAACAGGCCGGAGATGTGCGCCCGGACGACCGCCGCCTCCGCGCTCCGCTTCGCCTTGCCGAAGTGGAAGGCGATGAGCTTTTCCAAACTTTCCAGGTAGGATTCGTCAATCGCCTTTTGCAGCCGCAGCGGTTCTCCGAGGAGCATCTGGCTCGCCTCCTCGAAGATGCGCTCCAGCCATCCGTTGACCTCGTTGTACCAAGTCTCCTCGCAGAATGAGATGAGCGGTTCGGGGTTCGGCAGCCAGATGTTGCTCTCGCGCTGGCCGGTCTCGCCGTCAAGGGCCTTCTGGAAAGCCTCCGCATCCAAAAGTTCGGCGGCCTCGACCAACGCGGCGCTCAACGCGGCGCGTTCAACCTCGGGCGGTGCTGTGATTTGGAGCTTCATTATTTGTTTGGGATGACGCCACAGTCGGGGATGTCTGTCCAACCCATCCAGCCAATTACGAGTCGGGCCATATAAGCGTTGAAAATTAGTTCTGCAAGAATGGCGGTCCGCTCGGCTGATGGGGGTTCAGCGAGTGTCCGCTTGTAAACGCCCCCCTTGAACGGGCAGAGGGGGGCCGCACATGAGTCTTTAAGGCCACTAAGACTTTGGAACCCACCAAATGCGGTAAAAAACTCGGCCCACGCTTGGTGCTTATTGAGTAGGGCGGCCATGATTGCGTGGTCATTGTTAATGGTTCGTAAGCGCGCAAAGGTTTCCATAGTCCCCCTCATCTGGTCAACTCCGGCCTCATTCAGCGACAAGTTGCGGCCACCCGCAGTCCCACCCTTTATCTTTTCCTGAAAACGTAGTTGGTGTTCCCTGACTTGCTCGACCTTCCCACCCTTCGTCCGGCGGACGTGGGCTTTACGCCGTGTGGTTCCCATCCTAATCCCTCCGTGGTTTGCGCCGGTATCCGTGGACCGCGACCGACTTCCCCTTTTCCGTCCGCCGGTGGTGTGCTTTCACCCGGCCAGTGGATGTCGGTTTAGCCTTGGCCGGGTGCCTCTTCTTCGCCGCCCTCGCATGACCGTCCTTGATTCTGGCCTTGTAACCATCCTGCCATTCCGGGTCGGCCCAGGCTTGGCGGCGTTTCTCCAGAAGTAGTGCGGCGTGTTTTTCGTAGTCGGAATCGGCCTCGACGATGTGGGCGGCTTTCAGCTTTTTGTAGAATCGCTTGTAAATGGCCTGCCAGTCATCGCCGTGGTCAATAAAATCAAACCTCGCAGAAATTATAATGTCCCCACGGCTAGGGAGCTTGCCCTTGCTTACATATTTGTTGTAATAATCAAGCAGGTGAGCCGCTTCGTGAGCAATTATCTCAATTCGATTTACGGCTGGGGCAAGCAGAGCAAGCCTTGAAACTTTGAGACGGTATCCCCATTTTCTTTCATCAAGGTTTGTAATTCCGCTCTCAACCCTCGCCCAATATGACCGAGCCCCGGTAGCATCAACGCCCAGGTCTTGCGGTTTAAGGCTCTTTCCCAGAAGTAGCTTAACTGCCGCGAACCACTCCCGCCGGAACTGGCGGATACTGATGGGTGATTCGAGCGGAACCTGGCGCTCCATGTGGAGGTAAGGCGTCCGCCCATCGTGCAGCATCGCCTCTAAAGAGGTCGCGCCGTATTCCTTGGCAATCGCGGCTTTCGAGTCGTCAGGCATGGGCTCCTAAAGTATGGACTCGCCGTTCTTGAATCCCTCGGGGAGAGCCCGTAGGATTTCCGGGTGCTTTCGACCAAGCTCACCAGAAAGCCAATGCCGCATGAACTGGCGAAGGATTGCCGGACCGCTTTCCCCTTTTAATTCCTTCGCCCATCGCGTGTTGGATTCGGATTTGTAGCTACGTTGGGCGTGGTCTTCAAGATATGCCCCCAATTCCTCTTGGAGCTTCTTCCCGAACTTGTCCCCTAAGCCCTTTTTTTGCAGATAAACCTCGACCTCGTGGAGAACACCATCGGCGCAGGCGTATGGAAGAACCATCGTCTCATCCTCGATGTTTCCGCGCGCTTTTGGGGTTGTCGGTCTTCCTGCCTGTTCCGGCTTTACCTTCCGCCCATGCTCGCGCACGCTGGAGACCTTACCCTTGGCCGTCCGGCGTGTGTGTGACCGTACTCGTCCCCGTGGCATTCTTATCCCCTTTCCGCCTCTTCGTAGGCGGTGGCAACAGTCGCTTGGGCCTCCGCTTTTGTTTTATAGGGTCTTGGGGTTATGCGCCGTTTCATGCCAGGTTGCCCCGTGCGCTCGTAAGCGTATCGCTTGGCCGCCTCTTCAATGTTCTCGTCAGTAATTAACTGTCCGTCGTAAAGGAAACGGGCCGTAAAAGGTACGGTCCCCCCCACGTACCATTTCCCGTTGTGTTCATCATAGGTGGTAGGGTAACGGGCGCTTAGTAAAGCGCCCACCGACTGACGGGCAGCGATGCCTTCATTTTTCTTTGGCCGCCCTCGCCTTGCGTGTTCCTTTACCTGCGAGACTTTCCCGCCGGACGTTCGACGACGGTGTGCCCTTACTCGTTCTTGAGGCATTGAACCCTCCTTTTGGCTCCCAAGGGTCGCCGGCTTCGCCTATGGCCCTTCCTTGGCCTCGACCTCGCCGATGGTAGGTGGTGAAACTTTATCTCTCAACGACTGCAACTGAAGCTCCGCCCGGAGTTCGGTCTGCCGGGCCTCGTTGGTCGCCATCTCGTCAAGGATGGTCGCCAGTTCGTTCGCGTGTTCGATGAGCTTGAGCGCGTACTTGTTCTGCCAGTCGCCGCGCTTCATGGCATCGGCGTATCCGTAAATCTCCGCGATGTAGTAGTCCCGCTCATCCCGGAGGGTCTTCATCCGTTCTGCTAGTCCTGCCAAGAGCATGTCAATTCTCGATTGCCGTACCGACCGGCGCCCACGGACTGTCATGGAATCCGCGACCAGAGCCTTCGCCACCTTGCTCCGCTGGTGCTCGGGCTTGACCGCGCCCGCCGCCCCGAGGCTGTTCATACAGATGGCGTAGGGGTCTGAACCCTCCCCCATCTTCCCATCGCGGATTTTCTTTTTCACGTCCACGACGCAGCGGTGGAACTTCTCCGTGTGGATACCCTTCCCCTTCGGCGGCGTGAAGCCCGCGTCCCGGTAGAGCTTTTTGATGGCAAGGCTCTTTTCGACCTCATCCTCTTCCGGTGAGCACCCACCGGCGCCCATTCCGGTTTTTGGGCCGGCTCCGCCAGGCCCCGTCTTATCTCTTAATGGCATCTCTTCCCCCTTATTGGGTAGAGTAAACCCGCATCGTGACCTCTTCGCCGTGGCCGCTCCAGGCGGGCATCACGACGTAGGCTTGCAGAATCCAGACGCCGGCCACATCAAGGTCGCTCGCTCCCGTGATGTAATGAATCTTGGTCGGCGCCCCGGTCTTTTTCGTCGCCGTCCAGGAACCGGTCACACCGTTCGGTTTCTGGTACAGAATCTTGGCCGAGGTGAGGCTGCTGACATCCGTACCACAATCCAAGATTATCTCGGTTTTCGTGTCTCCAACATGGACGCGCGCTGGCGTGGACATTAGGAGTTCTCCAAGTCAATCGCCGAGACCAGCTCAATGCTGGTCGTTATCGGCGATTCCAGTTCAATCGAAGTCGTTATCGGGCTGTCGAGTTCGACGACATCATGGATGGTCGTCATTTAATCACCATCCGGTAACGTGATTTCGTAAACTTTGAGAGTCCGGCCGCCTTCACCGACCGCCTTCTGGACCTGTACCGGTGGTTGTCCCGGCTGCCCTGGAGGTGCGCCGCCTTGGCCGGGCGGTAGAGCCAACTGTTGTCCCTGACCGGGTGGTAGTTGACCCTGCTCTGGTTGCTGCCCTTGGCCGCCGAGCGCCTGGGCCATCATGGAGTCGTACTCCTCGTCCCCGGTCGGAACGCCGGCACCCCCCATGCCGCCCTCTTCCTCCATGTTGGCCTGCATCCAAATCTGTTGCGAGCCTGCGTTGACCGGCGCGAACACCCACGATGGGTCGTATTCCTCTTCGGCCTCTTCCGGCAGTTCGGGGATAGGCGGCAGACCCATCGCCTTCCGTGACTCGTAGGGCAGGGATATCCCCGCCTGGAGAAGCGCGGCCTGTATCTGCGCCTCTTTTTCCGTGTCCTGCGAGGTATGCCCGGTGAACTCGGCGATGTAATCCTTCCCCTTGGGGAACTTGTGGATTACCCGGGTAAGCCACTTCGCCAGGAACTCCAGCAGGCCACTCAGGCCCCGGTCCTTGCCCTCCTCGATGCGCGTCTGCTCATTCTGGCGCCCGAAGACCGATGCAGACCCCCCATACTGGACCGAGAAGCCTATCTCGGAGGGGTCCACCTGGGCGGCACTGCACTCAATCGTGATGAGGAGTTGGAGGAGCTGGTTGTATTCCAGGTCCTTGTTCGTCTGGCCGAATGGAATAAACTGGGCCGTACCTTCCTTCGTGGAGATAACGGGGATTTTGAAGTTCTGACCGGCCGCATTAGCTTTGATGCGGTTGACGAACTGGCGGAGCACTTGGTTTGAGTAATTGCCTGATAGGTTTAGTATGCCGGGCGGCACGCTCCCCTCGGTGAAGGCGCGGCTATTGTAGTTCAGGCCACGTATCATGGTCGCCATGACCGAAGAGAGCATTTCGACGACCGAGATGCCTTCCCCACGGCGCATGATGTCCGAGATGGGGTTCGATACCCCAGCGACCAGTTCGTCCCCACGGAACTTCGGCCATTGCGTCGGGCTTACCCTTCCCCGGCCCTCCCAAAGCACTTGACAGAATCGGTATCCCTGGCTGAACTCGGGCGAGTCTTTCTCGTAGTAAAAAATCGTGGCCGGGTCGAGGTATTTGACGCCTCGCGGTCCCTTGCCACGGGATTGCATGAGTTCAACCGTAATTTTATCGAGCGTGATGAGGTCGCGTGTCGCCATCTCCAGGACTGTGCCGAGGTCTTCGTCGTAGGGGTTCTCGATGTCGCCCAGCCCCAGCAGGAAGTCCAGAAGCAGGTCGGCGAACCGGTCCTCTTCTTGGGCGTCCTTGTCCTCTTTGCGAACGACGAGGCCCTTCTGCGAGTTGTCGGCCTTGTCCTTGGGGCGGCGGGCGAACCGGCTTATCTGGTCGGTCCGCAGTTGCAGAATGGACGACATGATGGGGTCGCGGCGGGCGGCGGAGCGGAGAAGTTTGTATTTGCGCTCCTGGCCATACCAGCGGAGGCCCTGGTAGCTCCCCACGTTGTCGGGCAGGTAGATTTCACCGTGGCCCGGCGTGTCACCGTAGAGAGACTTGACAAGTTCGGTATCCTCGCGGGCCGTATTTGAAAATACGTCCCCGACACCGCCCAGCGGGGAGTAGATTTCATGGGCGAGTTGCAAAAGGCCCGCAGACTGTAGGTCGCCGGCCTCCAACGCCTCCTGAATCTTTTCTTCGTAGGTGGACGGCGCGGGCTTGCTCGCCGTCTCGGATACCCTGTCTCTTAGGTTAGTGCGTCCCAGAATCGCGTCTACATAACCTAAAGCGTCGTCAAGAACCTTCTTGATGATGCCCATGCTCGCCCTCTGTTACGGCGTCTGACACGCCGGATAAGCACAATCGCCCGGGCCATCCCAACGTCTAAAGTTTACGCTGGTTCGGCCGCGTCCTGCTCGCGCTCACCTTCCCCCGGGGCATCCCGAAGCTCGGCTTCCATCTGCTCTTTGAGGTGCCTGGGTAAGTAGTCCCCGTCTTTAACGAGAACCACTTTGTACCGGGCGTTGCACCGCCGGCATAGACAACGAACCGCCCCTGCGACTAACTCAGTAAGGGCGGAACCGCACTCGGGACAACGCACCAGCGTATAGTAGTCCCATCTTTTTGCCCTTGGCTCTTCGGCACCATCCATGCGTTCGAGTTTAACGGAAATCGAAAATCTGTCAATTTAATTAGGGCGCGGTATCAAAAAAGCCCCGGAATGGGGCTTTTATTAGGCGGCCGAAGCTCTCCATGCGGTAGCAGGTGCCTTCGGCATCCAGCCTTGCTTACCGCCTAAAGAAAGATGCTGCCCATAAGGCGGCTCGTCTCATCCAAAGACAGTTGCGCGCAGGACCGGCTCCCGTCGTTGTTCGGTATGGTAAAAGTCAACGTTTTGTGCCAGGTATCTAGTACGACTTCGAGTTGCAGTTCGCCTGTCTTTTTGTGGTAAAAGGAAGTGCTTCTTACGATTCGAGCATCTTCAATCTTCGCCGACTCAAGAAGCACGCCTTCGACCCTCTTTTCACTACCTGCGACTTCTGGCATCTTTCCTCTCTTCCGTTTTTAATGGGCGACGGCCAGCCCGCCCCTAAACCCAGACCGGAGGTTTTGTATCCCTACGGACTGGCCGCCATGAGAACCTAGCCGTTCACGAAGATGATGATGTTATTGTCTTCCACGTCGCCGCCGTATTCCTCGGCATCCATGACCTCGATGTCGGTGCCGTCTCCGTGTTCGGCGTCCACGAAAACGATGTGGTCCCCCGTCGGGTCCTTCTCCTGGAGTGCCTTAATCAGTGTGGCCGTCGTCATCTCGGGCATCTTTCCTCCTAAAGTTTGGTTACGGCGGCAGGTGTCGCACCTGCATTCAGCCGGAGCCACCCGGCATGGCGAGTTCTGGAGGCTCGCCGCTGTCTATCGCGTTGCCTTTATCCCGGCCCCACTGCCGATGCGCGCGTCAGCTTCGACCGGTTCAGGTTTTGCTACGCCGTCCTAAAAACAGACTCTTAATCCACCGCTTGAAACGAGTCGCAAATCTATTCGCAAGAGCTATTTGATTTCGTCTTTCAGCTTCCATCGCGTTCACGTCCAGCAAATAAGCAAACCCCTTTAGAATTTCCACTTCGTTCGCCCGCTCGGGATTGCGTTTCATCCATGCCCTACACGATTGCTCATGGACAAGGCCACGAGCCCCAGCATACTGGACGAGCAACATCCCATCGGGAATTACTGCGCTACCGTCTTCTCTCGTCCTAAAGTTCGTAATGATTGGGAATAAATCATCGCTACCCGGCTGATACATTTGTATGCCCGTCACGGTTCCCTCCCGCGCATTCAGGTTTTGCTACGCCGTCTCTCCTAAAAAACGACCAGACCACTCACCCTAATAAAATCACAGTCTTTGCATGTTATTACTTTTCCGCAAACTTGTCCTTTATGGATTTTATCTTCAATGAGAAGGCTTTTATGCCCACATTTAGGACACACATCGGGGATTTGGATGGCACATTTGTAACCTCTAAGCTCCAAGTCTACTAGCATTTACATCTCCTTTTTGCTACGCCGTCTTAAAAACGCCCCCCTTATCGGGTCTGAACTAAATAATGGCGGCGGCCTTCTTATGGCCTCAAGCTCCTCGCGTCTTGCGCGCCTCGCCCTTTTCTGCAAAAGCCGCTTGGCCGACCGCCTTGGCATCATGTAACCCAATTCGATGAGGACATGACGCACAAAGCCCTCGTAGCTTTTTCGACAAGACATCGGCCATCCTGCCGGCTGCCACTTCCCCTTTTTGCACACCGCCCCGTAGGCTTCATCGCAAGGTCTCGGCACACCCTCATCGCCCGTATAGAACGCATAGGGGTCGGCCTCGATTGCCTTGCGGAGCTGGTGGAGCTTGCCCATGATAAAAACTTTGGTGGAGGTGGGGGGAATCGAACCCCCGTCCGCAGAAGCGAATCCAAGCCGAAGATACGTTCATGCCCCACGGGCCGTTCGCACTTTCCTCACACATGGCCCTTTTACAGTTTGGAGTCGGGCCGACTCTCCGCACCGCCCGGGTTTTGAACCCTTACACGGTTATCCGGGGTTCACCGTGGGGGCTGGCGGTCAAGCCGCCTTGAGTAACGGAGTCTCGGCGTCTGTTTGTTTGCCGCCTTTTTAACGTGGCCTGCGGCGACCACGGAACGCCTCGGCATGGTTCCCAACTACGTCGAACCCAAATCACCCCCAAGTAGTTCCTTGAATCCCGGTATTTTTTCTTTCGTGGCTTCAAGCATGTCGCAGAAGGTATCGAATATGTCTTTTGTGCATTGACCTATCTGTAATTGCAGACTCTGAAGCGGAAAAAACATTGCGGCTGTCAACTTGGCCCCTCTTTTCGCTTTCCAGCGGCTCATGTCCTTACGGAGTTGCCGATAATAATACCGCCGCACCTGCTTCTTGGTTGGATTGGCCGGGAGGAAGTCTATTCGCATAGCTTAATTCCTTTTTGGGGCCGCGCGGAGGGGGAAAGGCTCGCTTGCGTGGTTAATTGTCCCCCTCCGCTTGGCCGCCGGTGGATTAACCGGTCGCCCCGGCTTCGCCCACGTCGTTGTCGGATGGTGTGACCCGGAACTGAACATCGGCCTCGTCGTGACCGTCCAGGTCGGCGACCGAATCCCAGACGACCTCGCCTGAGTACCGGTCCGGTCCGAGGTCGGCGGTGGGGTTCTTGACCGTGGCAGCCGCCCAGGTCTCCCCGCCGTCCGTCGAATACTCGCAGAGGATGGTGAGGATGTCGCCCTCCCGGTCGGAGAGGGTGTAGGGGATGGAGATGTCGCCGGCGACCTCGGGGTCCACGGCGCCCAAGGTCGCGGTCGGCGGCTCGTTGTTGTCCACCCGGAAGGCGAACGTGGCAACGGCCATGAGTAGAGAGGCCAGAACGAGTAGCTTTCGCATCGGTTTCCTCCCGTAACGACAGTGTATGATATAACACCATAACACAGGATGTCAAGGGGGGCCTACGGATGGCCCGGATTTTCTTGTCCTTCAATCGGCTCGGCCTTGGCGCGCTTCTTCGCGTGCTGGGCCTGCTGCTTTGCGAGCTTGTTGCGAGTCTTGGTCAACTCCACTGTGGCCTGTATTTCGGCTCCCGCGTCCAGTATCGCCTTCCTGTTCATCTCCCTGTGGCCGTGGTACACCTTACGGACCATGAAGGACACGTCGGCCACGACGTACAGGAAAAGGGCGATGAGCGGAGCCACCACCACGAGGTCTGGTATCTGCCAGCCGCAGAACATGGTGAGCCCCACGAGAGCGAGAAATACAAGGATGCAGAGAAGATGGGTGTTCATGCTTATTCCCTCCGATTTTTGGTTTGTCTGCCTCTCTTGGCAGTGATGGGTGGAATCACCCCAAGGCGCTCAAAGTAGCCCTCCCACGCCCCCACGTCAAACTCCCCGGGCGTGGCGCTGTCGTCGAGCAGGAAATGGGCGTAAACTTTACCCGAGAGTCCTGGAGGCGCAAACCGCGATTGTGCGTTGTAAGCGGAGAAAACGCAACCGAACCCGTTCTGCTCGATGAACCGAATCGCGGAGGTAAGATAGGAACCGTTCCGGCAGGTAGTCAGGACTACATCGTGGCCGGCCGCCTTTATCCGCAGAAGCAGTTCTTTGATGCCCGGTCGGAGCTTCCCAATGCGCGGGAACTCATTCGTCTCCGTGACGGTCCCGTCGAAGTCACACCCGACGATGTAAACCCGGAGGCTTGGGTGCCGACTGGCGACCTCTTTCGTATCTGCTTCCATGTCACGACTCCCATGCGGTAGTTGGAGTTTACAGTTCCCATTTTATTCGGTAGATACTGTCCCCAAACAGGGAGAGAATCCCCCGCAGGATAGTAAGGTCCGGCATGTCGGTGAGAATCACGTCGGGGGATAGGAGCCCCATCTTGTCTACCAGTTCCGCCAATGCCTCCTTGGCCGTGGCGCCGGCGAAGGCGTGTCGGCGGCCGTCCTTGAACATGATGGCCTTGTAGAATCCCGTATCATGCTCGAAGGTCACGGTGATGTCGGTTATCATCGGATACTCCAAACTTTTAGCGCACGAAAAAGCGCAGGAAAAAGCGCACAATAAGGTAATTATATCGCATTGATTATTAAGGGGTTAAATTATAGTTGCCCAAACTTTTAGCGCACGGAAAAGCGCACGAAATAACGCACAATTACCAGAGTCGAGAGCCGTCATCCAGGGGCTCGATTTCGCCCGGCCCGAGGTCGTCCAGGCGGTCAAGAATCTCCTGCTGTTTTTTAATGGCCTCCTCCGGCACCCGGTCCCCCTCCATGAGCCCCGCGTCCACGAGCTTCTGCGCTTGGTCCTCCCCCTCGTCCCGGCCAATCTCGAAGAAGTGAGACAACCCCATCTCGCCGATGACCTTCCGCGCTATGTATGCGTAAATCAGGGCGAGGTAGTAGTGGTCCGGCTTGCCGGCGGGCGTGAAGGATACCGTCCGTTGCCCGGTCTCCTCCTCTATCGCCACGGTGCGGATGTTCGCTTGGTAGTGGGCCGCCAGCTCGCCATGCCCCATCTCCCGCCAGTCGTTCGGTAGGACGAGCTGGTCGCGGACGAACTGGTACACCTCGTCGAAGGCCCCGTTGCGCTTGACCTTGAGCGCCCGGTTGTCGTCGTCTATGTAAACGTCTATCGTCGCTTTCTCGTTCGTGTTCCAGAAAATCCGATACGCCCGGCCCTCCGGGAACGCCTCAACGACGGCTTTGGCAAGGCGCTGTTCAGGGAGCGCGTCAATCACGAGCCCATCGCACCGCATGTCCTTGAGCCAGGTAATCGCCTCCGCCTCTTGGCCGATGGGGAAATCCTTTGCGCCGTAAACCTTGTCATCGAGTCCGAGCGCGTGGCAGTGTAGGCTACTCCCCACGTCAACGCCGCCGAAGGTAGTCATCGGAGGCGAGACGTGCGGCGGAGTCGTTTCGTACTGCGTGTCCCGGTCGGAGGCCCGTTTTAGGTCGTCCAGCGTCACCCGGTTCCCCTCGGGAACCTTCGGCAGCCCCATGTCCGAGTTGTAGAACTCCTGCCGGTTCCGCGCGTGGAGGAGGTCGTGGACGAGCGAGCCCAAGGGCGCCGTCGGGACCATGAGCTTGTTGATGTGGTATCCATGCGCCGCCCGCCCCTTAAACTGTGGCACCCACTTCCCGGGCGCCCAGCGGTCCAACTCCCTGAAGCAGTGCGGACAGGCTATCCAGAATCCCCGCTCGACCTTCTTGACGTAGTTGGACTCACGGCAGTCCGGGCAGTTGTAGGCGTATCCCCCCGCCTTCAGGACACGGTGCTCCTTCCAGTCAATTACCGCCGCCGACTTGCCACAGCCGGCGCACTTCATGTGTATGCCCGTCTCCCAGTCAATATCGGTCATGGCAAAGGTCTTGCCGCAGTGGGGGCACTTCTGGATGTATTTGCGGCCGTCGCTCCTCGTCGCGTACTCCGCGTGAATCCCGTAGTCCGGGAATGTCGGCGTCGAAAGTTTGTAGTACCTCGGCGCCTCGGCCGCCCCGGTTCGTTTCTCCAGGGTCTCCACCACGCTCGGACTGAACTCATCCAGTTCATCCGCAATTATCGCGTCGGCCGTCACGCTGATTACCTGCCTGCGCGTCTGAGCGCCACGGAAATGCACGAACCCATTCCCTATCCTCTTCTGCCCCACGTTGTTCGGCTGCTGCATCTTGGAGGCCAAATAGGGGCTCTCAAGGAGTCGCGGGTCAACCCTCTGGCGAACGTGGTCCCCAAGCTGCTCACCCGCCGGGAAAAAGTAGATGATGGACTGGGACTGAGCCTCTGCCAAATAAATCGCCCGGGCGATGGCCCACTCGCTCGCCCCACACTGGGCGGACTTCATTATGATGATTTCCTCGGCATCGTCCTCGTAGATGGCCCTCATGTGCGGGTGCTGCTCCAAGGTGAAAGATTTTTGGTTTATCACCCAATGCTCATGTACCCATTCAATAAAAGAGAGCCGGTCTGATGGCCGGCTCTGCACTTGCTCTCTCGCCGCATCCAGGGCGACGCGGGAAAACTCGCTCACGTCCGAGACGATTCCCCCGTTGATACGCTCGAATCTTTTTAACGGCATTGTCTACGCTCGATAAAGAGTCAACGACTTACGACGATTTCCCTCCACAGGATAGCACAGGTCAACACAGCCCTTCAAGGGGGGAGGAAGGCCCCACCCCTTATTGTGCGCTAATAGTTTGCCGAATAACCCATATCTCGTTGACCCCTATTCGGATGCTGGTTTCTTATTGTGCGCGGAAAGTTTGGAACTATTCTTGGGTCTGCCGGGACCGCGTTTATTCGCGCCAGCCTTACCCTTGCGGGGTGCGGGTTTGGCGGTCTTCTTTTTCCCTTTGGCTTGGCCCTCTTTGGTCGCCGTCTTCGCCTGGGCCGCTTTTCCGCGCTTGACGGCTTTGGCCCGTTCTTTATCCTCGCGGCTCTCCGGCTTTTTTGCCTTCATGCTTATTTTACGTTTTCCGCCTCCGGCTGTCTCCCCGTTGACAGGTTCCGGCTCATTGACGATTTCCTTCTCCATGAGCGGTCTAAGTTGTCTGTTAATCGAGAACTCGATTTTTTGCAGGAGTTCTTCTGCCTGGTCTGGCGGTAGCGACTCGCGGACGGCGTTCGCGTAGCCTGTTGCCATCGCCATGAGAACGGCGTCGGCGTCCGTGCGTGAGATGAGGTCCTTTGTAAGCGTTTCCGTCTCGGCTGCGCGCTTCGTGACGTTGGCAAGATTGTTCGCCTGGTATTCGAGCGTTTTACGCAGGCCGTCCAATCTTTTGTAGAGCCATCCGATGTACCAGTCCGTGATGCTCTCTTGCGGTGTTCCGCCATCTCCTATTTTCGTGATGTATTCCTGGTTGGTCTTTTCGAGGAGGGGGAAGAGGCGGCGTTCGATTTGCCGCTTGCGCGCCGGCGCCGTTACCTCGCCCTTCAACTCCTGGAGCTGGCGAAAGTGCTCCTGGAACGCTTCCTCTTCTCGGGCGAGGAGCCACTTGGCCGTTGCGATTGCCGGCCGGAGGTTGAAGATTTCGGCGCTCTTCGCAAGCTCGCGCGAGCCGACGAGGAGGTTCCCTCCCGTGATGGCCGGGTCGGCCGGCGAGAACGTCGTCCTGACCGTGAGATGCACCGAACAGCGGACGCATCCCTTCTTCGGCCGAACACGACAAGGCGTCCCCGCCCTGGTCGGGAACCCGCAGATGCGATAACCCAACTGGTTCGCCAGAAGCTCGACCTTGAGCTGGTAATCCGACGGCCAGTCCGGGTCTATGGTGCAGAGGTCAGTCGCCAATGTTTGCCGTTCCCATCTCGGGGGATGTTAAATCGTCAAGCGCCGACCGAAGCCCACCGAAAACGATGGGATTTTCTATCTTCTCCCATGTGACCCGGGCTGGCTTGCAACGCTCAATCGCAGCCAGGACGGTTACGCCCTTCCCCGTCTGTATCGCCAGCCGTTCGGCTTCTGCCCTCGCCTCCGCGAGTGTAGCGTGATGATGTTGACAGCTCGGCGTTCCATCCACCAAGCACAAGTAAAACCGTTCCATCGTTACTCCTCATCATCGTAAGAAAGGTAACGGGGCCGCTTTTGGAAAACAGGAAATCCCCTTTTCCGTCGCTTCGCTTCTATGTCGTCCAAGATTTCGTTGATTATCTTGTTTTTCATCGCTGGCTCTTCGCCCCCATCCTCAAGAAGCTCGTGCGGCGGGATTGGGAAGTCATCTCTGATGCCCCGATGATTCCATCCTTCAAGGGCAAGACTCTCCTCTTCGACTTTATCATCGTTTTGAGCGAGTGGTCCTTCAGCTCCACATCTGGAGCAGCTAATGTGTGCGCCATCCGGGCCTCCCCAAAGACCAATCATCCATGAATCACCGTATGCCCCACAAAAAGGACAATCCCTAACGGGCATCTTTGGTTTTGATGGTAGTCTCAACATGATTCTCTCCTTCTAAAAAAGACACTCCTGTTGCAGGTGTGGACCAGCCCGCCGGGGAGCGTCCTCAGGACCTCCAGCGCGTCGCCGTGAATTATCTGGTCGAGGACGAAGCTCACAGGCTCCCCGCCTTTATCATCCCCCAGGACACCGCCTCGACCTGTGGCTCCTGCGGGGTCCACTCGACCCGGATACGCAAATCATCATCCCACTGCCGCCAGGCTCCGGCTTCGTAGTACCGGCTATGATGGATACCCCAGTCAAGCGTCCCGTCCTTCGTCAACCGGCTGCTCCCCGGCTTCACCAGGATGTAGAACTCCCCGGGAACCTCCACCGGCTCGTCGAGCGTTAAAACTAGCCAGGTGCGCCACTCAGAGTCGGTATAGTTCAACGGGCCAGCCAGCGGTTCCCCTGGGTCCCCATCTACCGAGTAGATATAAAGTTCGGGCCGGTACACCGGGTTAAACCAGTCGAACAGGACCTTGAAGCTCGACACAATCCCAGGCTGCCCGCCAGTATCCCCCGGCGTCCCTTCGGGGGCATCACAGAAGAGCACGGCCAAGTTGTACCCCTCGACAACGACCTCCTGACTTGTGTCGTCATCCCAGGACAGTTCAACCGCCACCGCCCGGCACGGGCCGAGGACAATCCCGACCACCGCCGCCAACATCACCCTGAGCAAGTCCCTGTACCTCATCGGACCTCTCCCTGTGGGTTTACCCTCGTTCAACTTTTTCCTCCAGTTTTCACCGTAAAATACGGTTGTTTTCGGGCAAGTAGGGCATTCTAGGGCCGGCTTGGGGGAGGAGTATCACCCCGTCGAGGGCCGGCCACCTCGGCTCCGTTTACCGGGCATGAACCGAACGCGGCGGGGAGTCTCACCCCATCGGCACGGAGCACAGCGTTCACTCGTCCACCTCCAGCATTTCCAGTTGACCGGCGGCGCGCTCTTCGTCACGGGCCTGGCCCTCGGCGAGCACCACGGCGGGGTCCAGCCCGGCGGCCCCGTGCTCGGCCCACCACGCGCACCGGCGGCAATAGACCGGGCTCAACTCAAATCCGATGAACCGGCGGCCCAACTCTACGCAGGCCCGCCCCGCCGAACCACAGCCCGCGAAGGTGTCCAGCACCAGCGCACCCGGCCGTGAACTAACCTGAATGATGTGCTTTAGTAGCTCTTGCGGTTTTTCACATGGGTGCTTTCCGGGATAGGCGCTCACCGTGGGGAAATCCCAAACGTCGGTGTACGGTACATCGGCGGTCAGGTTGAAGGGCCGCCGCAGGTCTTCGTACTCGGCCCGCAGGTATTCGTACTCGGCCCGGAGGTCTTCGTAAGGGCGGGTAAAATATCCAGTAAAGGCTTGTTGAAGTTTGGTATAGTGTTCAAGAGTAGGTAAATCCCACTGAACAGCACCGCTTGGCTTAAAATAATGCCCAGCCATACCGCTGCCATTAGTCGCTGTACCCAGAGCAACATTCACTTGATAATTAGATAAACTTGCCCTTTCTTTTTCTTGAACAAACCACATTCTCAACGGCTCAAACACGAAGCCCCTTAACTCATCGCACTT